CTCTTTAGTTAGTGGATAAATGTACTTAGACATTCTTGTAGTATTTGGGTGAATAATCCCCTTCCCAAGTCAAAGAGATAAGTGTTGCGGGAAGTGGTGATGTTGATTTGATTGATAAGTTAAAGTTATTATTCTTTTCATACACAGGTACGGTTCCAATAAACTCATCTTCTACCTGTACATCAGCAATGTTGTACTGATCAAATGTAGATGATGTGAACTCATCAACATAATCAGTCTTACCAGTACGGGTTAGAACTGTGTTGTATTGACCAAGACGACCGAACTGAGGCTTGATGCGATGAACAACAAGGCTGCCACGCTCTTCGTTAACAGTTTTATCACCCGCAACTTTCTGAACAAAGAACCTTGGTAAGTCAACCTGCATGGTGTACAAGTATCCAAACAAGATACTTCCACTTGAATGATCACCGTCAACAGTCACAGACGTACCGCTTGAAGGTACATCAATATTTAAAGCAATGGTTCCATTAGAACCTGCTTTAACTGCCGCTAGGTCTACAGTCTTATCTGTAATACTGGATAACCAACTTAGATTAAAGGTAGTCTTACGAGTAGTCGTACTGTATGTACCACCAGAAGCACTGACATAGTTATCTAAGTAGACACCATACTCCTTACCGTTTTCAGTAAAGGTAGGTTCATCATCACGTATCAGGTCAATGCGTTGCAAGAAGAACTGATCATCAACAAAATAGTATGTGTCATCTACACAACAGTGATAAGAAAGAGGTCGTGTATGCTTCCACCTAAACCATGACGACTGTATTTGCTTTTCACCAATACTAAAGTACTTATAACCAAAAACTTCAGAACTTGATTTCTTGCCAAAAAACAAAGTAGTGTTCTCACGAGAGTCAGCAACAAGATCAATATCTTTACTTAACAAGTTAGAAACAGCTTTACTTAATTCGTCGACATTTGGCTCACCCTCACGTTGGATTTTTGACATAACAAAGAACCTACTGAAGGCTCCAGCATTGTCTAGGTAGCCAGCTAATGTACCTAAAGAAAAGGGAGGTACAGCAGTGTTGTAGTTGTAAGTACTGATACTGCTAAGACGTGCAGTCTCAGGGTTCAAAATATCTGAGTCTGTAGCAAGCAAGAATTGTTGATTTCCTCCAAATACAATTAGACCAGTATTCACCTCAAGAGCATCGAATAGAATTGCAGGGTATTTAGAACTACAGCTAAGATCAATAGGGTCAGTAGCAGAAAAGGTTAAGGCTGTATTGGCAAAGAAGTTACCAAGGTCACCTGGTCTAGATAGAATTATATTCTCGTCACTTAGAAACCCAAGTCTATTTCTAAAGAAGATAACTTTGTTAATCGTTTTGCCAATAAAACTAGGGATTGGATTAGTGTTATCATCACCAACCTCACGTATATCATAAGTAAAACGTTTTACCTGGAATGATCCATTGCCTTGCCGTTGAATAACAATCGGAACCTTCAAGGAATCAATTGATTTAAGAATCCCTGGTTCTGCACATTCAACCCAACTACCAGGGCCAGATCCACCACCGTTGCCCTCAAAGCGCAAGTAGTAATCATCGTCGTTAGAACTACTGTTAGCCACCTTTACGATGTACCCATGCTTGCTTTGAAACGGCAGACCAGTCACGTCGTTCACCTGGTTGGTGATGACAGTGAGTAAGTCCGTGTTCTGCGCCTCGACAGTAAAGGCAGTTGAATTACTATATAAGTAAATTCCATTACCAATCACTTCAAAGCTAATACCAGTACCGCTTAGTTCAGAGGTAATACCACCAAGAACAGTATCAGCAGTGACATTTGTTTGCTGATCAAAAGGCGTTGGATCAGGACGAACAGCTTTAATAGATGCACGAACCTGTACTGTCTCAACTTTATCCACATCAATGGTATAAGTCTTACCTGATAAAGAAGCAGAAACAGTATCTCCTACAGCCCAACCGGTACCACCATGTAGCAAGTCAAGATTTGCAGTGTATTTACATGTGTAGTCTTCCGCTTCATCAACTTCAGAAGCAATAGGTTTAGGACCCTGCTGTCCATTGACAGTCAAGCGAAAGATAAGGTTAGTTTTGTTTGACCCAGAATTTGTTGTGAATACTTCTGTTCCTATCAAAGGACAGTGCCCCTTTCTACCACTGAAATTTGAGTACCCTTCACCAGTCGGAGAGGTTGAAATGGCAGTAACTTGACTCAGTGTTGTAAGAGAAGAAGACGATGGATTATGAATATTCAAACCATACTGCCTGCCATTCTGTACTTGCTTTAATTCAACAAATGCTGAGTAAGTATGTGGTCGTGCATCAGTAGTAGCTGTAGTCATAGTAGCCGTTACATTGCGATTGCAAACAAACGTACTATCATTAATAGTGGTGAACTGTAAAGTCTCACCCGTGATAGTTCCACTGTTTAAGTAGTTCTTTAAGTTTGTCTCTTGACCACTTTCATATGTAACAGTGATAGCGTTGCCTGTCTCTGCAGACCACATATTGACAACACCATTTGTCTGCACTTGACCTATATAACTACCTTCTGTTTCATCACGGTAATAATGAAACCAAGAACCAGTAGAGGTAGCTCCAGACAAAGCTGAGGTACCAATACGACGTGCACCAGGACGTTTAACTAAACCTGCATTAATCTCAGGAATACAATTCAAAGCATCCGTTACTTGGCCTTGACCTTTTTGGGTATCAGGTACCTTGGAAATACCACCATAAAAATTAGGTATTGTTTGTGTAATACTTGCCATCAGCGACGTAGTCCTCGGAACGGTTCATAGGAGCGATAGCCTTGATCATGACCAAAACCTAAGAAGTTATGATCACCTTGATTACATTCGTATTCAGTAACGATTGCACGAGCAAAGGCTTCTTGTTGTTGTAGAAGTTGGACAAGCGTAGGGTTAGATATAAGCTGCACTGCAGCACGTACTGAAGCCTTAGCAGTAATTAAACGCTTGAATGGTTCCGGTAGATCATTGAAAGGAAACAACCAAATAACATTCATATCAAGTTGTTGGTCGAACTCATATGTATGCTTAATCTTGTTATATAGCTTGCCATCACGCTTGACTACATCACTTGACCTATACACCTCTTCCTCACATACATCCATACGTAAGACGTTATTAGGAATAGAGATGTTTTTATTAACGTCAGGTGTAAATGGGTAATGGTCTTCACGATTGAATACCCAACCTTCATTTTGAACTTCAACGTTACTTTCCTTCAGCAGGTTATATATAAACTCAATTTCAGGATTAGTAAAGTTAAGGCTAGTAACTGGAGACTGACCGATACTCCCCAAGATTGAATTAACTGCGGATAGTTCGGTATCGAGATCAATAGTTGTAGGAGTTGTCATAGTTAAAAAAAAGGGACCCCGGAGGATCCCCATATAAATAAAAATCAGAATGCAGCAGGTGCGGTTGCGGTACCTGCAAACAGCTCAACGGCTGCAGCAGGGTTCAGGTAGTCAGCACCCATAGCCAGACGGCCAAGGATAACGTCACCCTGATAAACCACAGACACATCGCCTGAAGTTACTTGAACCTGTGGTCCAATAGTTTCGACAACACCAGCGGCTTCCTTCTGGAAGATAAGTCCGCAGGAGTTAGCGAATTCGGTTTCTTCACCGTACTCATTGTTGATGCCAGTAACGTCGTTAGCAGCGTCTTCAACATCGGCAGATACGAAGTCACCGAGGTTACCGGGACTGGTAGTACCAGGGTTGGTAGCAGAACCAGTGCCGTACTTAGTACCGTACTTGGAGAAGAATGGGATGTTCATTGACTTGTAGATCTTGATGCCTGCAATCTCAATGATTCCCTGACCGGACTGCAAAGCAGAGCCTTGCTCGTCACGGTTGATCAATCCGTTGTTTCCAACTTCTTGAATAAGTGCGTAGTACTGACGAGGGTTGAGAATACCTACACGTCCATCCTGACTAACACCTTTCTCATCGAGTGCAGCAGCAGCATCGAAGAAGGCGGTTGTCAATTTCTGAGCATCGTATGCGTCAGATGCATTAGCAGTAGCGCCAACACGAATCTGAGTACCACCTGGCTCTTTGAAGTTAGTCTTCGTGACAGGTGATGCAGCACGTGCGCCACGGGTGACAGCACGGAAGATCAGACGGTCATACTTCTCAGCGAGTGCATAACCAATCTTCTTGGAGATCTCACCACGCAGTTCGTAGTGGGCAAGAGTTTCATCCAATTCATACACGAATGCAGAACTGATCAGAAGGTCATCAACAGTGATGGTCTTCTCGGCCACTGGAGGTGCACCATCGCCGTTGCCAAGGATGGCGTTACCAGGCGTGTGATACTCAGCCGTGGTGCGACCGGTGTAGATGAACTGCAAAGACTTGCCGTTCTTAAGTGTGCGCTTCATAACGAGATCGCGAGCGATAGCGTTATTCTCGAAGCCTTTGAACATTTCTCCACTGAACAACTTCAGATAGAGAGCGCGGGCGTCTCCCGCAGCGTTAGATTGACCAGGCCGTGTAAGGTTAGTGGTCAATGTAGAACTTTGATGTGCCATTTTTTAGCAGTTTTAAAATAGAGTATTGATTGAATCTTCGTACGTACAAATAGTTTTGTGGTCTTTTCCCACCGTCATGACGGCAAAGGGTATCCTCCTCAGAGGGCCAATGCCAATTGCTAAGGGAGGATTTGCACCTCCCAATTACAGAACTACTTAGCGGCTTTTAAGGTAAGCCACACCGCGATAGACAAGCTTCTGCTCTTTGGCAGCTTGAGCTTGCTCACGCAGACGCTGACGTAATTCAACGTTTGGCATAATATCCTCCATAAGAGAACTGAGGGACCCCGTTCCATGTCACCTCATGTCATGCGTCCCGAAGGATGAACGGACGGAATACTATTTTTTCTTTTGCTGAAGCTTACGTACTTCTGCTGCATACTTCTTAGCAGCAGCAAAGTCCCCACGAACAGCAGCTTCTTTAGCTTTCTTTTGTAGGGCCATTAATTTAAGCATAGGTTCTATCCAATAGAGGGTGCAGTCAGTGCTACCTCAGTGGTAGACGCTGCTGCCAGATCAAGTGGGAAGTTATGAGCATTACGCTCATGCATTACTTCCATTCCAAGTCCCGCACGGTTAAGAATATCAGCCCAAGTAGGGACAACGTGGTTCCCGTTATCGACAATGGATTGATTAAAGTTGAATCCGTTAAGATTGAAAGCCATAGTGCTAACACCCAGGCTTGTAAACCAAATGCCAAGCACAGGCCATGCAGCCAAGAAAAAGTGGAGACTACGCGAGTTATTAAAAGAAGCATATTGAAAGATCAACCGACCAAAGTATCCGTGAGCAGCGACAATAT